GCTAAAGTTCTCGCAATGGATTCTCCACTACGCCCTACTACATAACCACCGAGTCCAACATTGAGAAGTGTCCACACATCTCCTGGTAATTCGAACGTTATTATAGTTCCTGTAAATAATACTATAACAGGTCCTAGAACATAATTCCAGACAAGTATAAATATTAATACGTACATAAGCAAAGGTCTCCAACTAGCTACAAACCAGTTAGATTTTGCCTCTGCTTCTACGATTGAAGCTGCTGCTTTCAACTCTTCGGTTGATGATAATAATAGTTGAGTATTAAGCTGAGCTTTTAATTTTTCTGCTAGGTCTTTATCAGGTATAGCTTTATCTACTGTTGCAAACAGCATTTTTGCTAAAGGAGCTATAATACTTAATGCGGGAAGCATAGACTAGTACCAAGTAGCAGTCTGTTTTCTAGCTTTTCCTGTTCCTTTAACGGTAACTTTTTGAGATTCATTTGCTTTTGTCATCTCAATTGTTTTTCCGCCTTTATTAGAAACTACAGATGTTTTTTTAGTTTTTTTTGTTGTCATATTCATGGTTATACCTCTTTTTTGTTAGTTTTGGTACTTGTTTTTTAGTTCTGCAGATAGAATGGTTTTTTCTATAGACGTATCCGCTCTTAATCTAGATAGTTTTTCATTCTGACTCAGTTTTTGTTGGTCCGTACTTTGGTTCATCATAGTTTTCATACGATCTAAGTCGTTTCTTTGCTCATCCTGGCGTTTTTTACGTTCGTTGTCTTGCGCTTGAAGGTCTAACTCTCTTGATTTCAATGCTGTAAGAGGATCATTGTCAAATTGAGAGGTAATTTTCTTCTCTTCATTCATAAATTCTTCCATCATCTCTGCAATAAGCACTGCTTTTCTAGATTCAATCTTTTCGGACATCATTCTTGCTTGAATTTGCATTTGTTGTTGCATTTGTGGATTTTGTTGAGCCGTTTGTTTCATCTGTTGTTGCATTTGCTGTAATTGTTGCATTTCATCTTTAGATTCTATTTCTACTTGTTCCTGAGACATCAAAGAAATGTGTTCAAATATATTTTTCTCTAAAGCTGCCATAACCGGCGGTGCATTCCTAGCTAAATTAGTTGCCATAAAGTTCATGTGCGCAGTCATGTGCGCGCGATGGTCTTGTCCTGGAAATGCTTGGAATGGTTTCCCAGCAAGAGCATCAATCTGCTCTAATGCTGGGTCCTTTGGTTGTGGGGGCTGGGGTCGAACTAGTATCTGATCAATATCTTTAACTCCAAGAGCTTCATACATATTTCTATATACTGCATATTGATTATGAATTTGTGGATTGGACATCGCTAATTGCAATTCTGTTTGTGCAATAGAAATTCTTTGTGTCTGTGAAAATATGTTTGGATCAGCAACGGGAAGAATATCTATTCTGTCATCAAAGTCTGTTTGTTTGATAACTCGTTCTCCACCGGCTACGTCATAAGGATATTCAGGAGGTAGATACAATTTGAACACTCTAGCCAACAATTTAAATTCTTGTTTTAGAGCTGCATACAATCTTTTATGAATTGCAGACATAGTTCTACTTCCTCTTTCCAACAGCGCTACGGTCGTTCCCACTGCCGCTTGTTGATTCCCATCACCTACTTGCATGTCCGCTATTGAAGCAAAGCGTTGACCTGCTGTTACAACGACCCCCATTAACTGCAATAAAGTTTGCGAAGGCTCTTTAAATGGAAGCATCATAAAAGCATCTTTTATGTTTCCACCTGGCGCATCTACATCTCTAAATTCTCCTGGTTGAATAGCTTGTGCGTCGTCTCTGATTCTTATTCCTCGTTGTTTAAATCCAGCTGGTAAATTAGACAAGGTACCGGCATCTAGTAACTGCCGTAAAGCAGAAGTAGCCGTTCGAGATAATCCACCAATCATGTGAATTAAACCAAAGCCATAGAAGCCTAAACCTGGTAAAAATTTAAAGTGGACAAAATATTGTATCTTGTTTTTCTTTGGATTGTTTTCTTCGTAATTTCTTTTAACCGATAGAATCTCTCTAGAGTTTTCTTCTACAGTTACAATGTAGGGAAGTTTAATACCGGTAGGTTCTCCATCTGGTCCCACATCTTCAAAACCTTCTAAATCTAAATTAACATGGCATTCTAATAAAGTAAAAACATCATCATTATATCCTGACTTAGTAACTCCTTCTAATTCACGTTCTTTTTTCTTTAGATCGGATTCATTGCTAATGCCAGCTGTTAATTCTACATCTCTATAGAAACCACCCACCTGTTGTTTTCTTAATTCATTAGCAGAAATTTTAATAACATGTATAATTGCTTCCGCTTCATCTAAAGAGTTTGCAGAATAAGGTACTACCAAATCTTCTGCCGGTACAAATTTAGAAACAGCTCTTCCTTGAATCTCATCGTAATATACTTTTTTAAAAGCAGATCCGGCCAGAGGTAAATGAAATAACATGGTATCAAATTCTGGTTCGTATTCTTGCATCTGATCCATCAATTGATAGTTCATGAAATCTTTGACACGGTTTGCTTGATTTGTTTTTTCTTCCGAAGGAAGTCCTAATGTTTGTGTTCGTACCGGTCCATCTGCTGGTAATAATTCTTTATAAGCTAATGCTTGAAATTGTGTAACTGCTTCTGCTAGTACAGGATGAGTTGCTCCACTAGAACCTTGAAAAGGTTCACTTCTCATTTCGTATTTGAATCCTAATAAATCTAATCCTTCTCGATAAGCTTGCGCCCAATCTTTTCTAGAATTATTATAGTCTTCGTAATTAGAATATAGTTCGGATCCCAATTGTCCTAGAGATTGGTCTTCCATGTAATCAGCTAAATTTGAGCCGTGCTCGGGTGCATCTTCTCCCATAGCAGAAGGATCAAAATTAATATCTACACTACCATCTTCGTTTTCAACTACTCCTGTTTCTGAAACTTCTACTCCACCAGGAGTCATCACTTCTACTGATTGTTCTCCTTGCAGTTCTTCTTCAGGTATTTGTGGTCTAACTTCGTTTGGTAACGACTTGTCTATTTCTGCCATTTATTTTCTCCGATTTTACTGTCTTAACAGTATTATAGTTAATATTCAAGCCCTGTGGGTTAGGCCCTGATTTAGGGGGTATCGTTAAGGTAAGTCTTTTTGGTTTAATCATTGTCATATATTTTAAAATACTCACCATTACCTCCATCATAATCATAATTAGAATATTTAGGATTATTTTGGATGTCATCTAAGGGATACTCTTCTGCTCTTTTAACAAGTGCTTCTTTTTCTTTTACTACTTTTTTATTAATGCCTTTTCCACCAGTTGCATAAGACTTTAATCCACTAATGTCTGATTTTAACTCTATAATTTTAGAAGCTACATTTTCTCCGGTCATTTCTATGTCTCCATCAAAATTAACTACCTGTGGCTCAGATTCTATTGCATTAAATTTATATTTTTCTGTAGGAACCCTTTTTTTTAATTTTTCATCATATATATATTCTGGTTCTACCTTGAAAAGAACTTTGTCTCCATATTTTCCTCCCACTGTTTCATTGCTACTATATTCTATTTGATAACTCTTTTTTTGTTTATCAAAAATTAAAGTAGCCTCCTCTTCTGCTCCTGTCTTAGGATTTTTAAATTTAACTTTTTTTACTAATACGTTTAAATTAGGATCTGATTTCAATTCAATTCCTTCTTTTATTATTTTAGTAATTAATGAATCCATCCAAGATGGAGAGGTAGTTCCTTTAACTATTTTTGTAATTTCTGATATAGGAGGTATTGCTTTTCCTATTTTTATTATTCCAGTGCCGATTGCTGCTGCACCTAGTCCAAACGCACCCGCTCCTTTTATAAAAGTTCTTTTTCCAGGGTCTTGTGGTTCTTCATCGATCATGGGGTTAACCGGTAGGATAGGATTGTCTTTGGGTGGCTTGCCTCCCTTTTCAAATCCAACTCTTCCACCCACTGCGTAATTGTAATTTTTATTAAGTATATCCTCAATAGGTTCTCCAACAGTTCCTTGCAGTATAGGTGGATAGGGTTTTTGTTTATCTTGATTTCCTATATAAGTTTTTTCTAGTGTTCCTTTAAAATTTTTTAACTGTTCAAGTTGTGAAGAATTAAATTCTGTCTGTGTTTCATCAGATCCTCCATCTATACCATATCTTTCCAAACGTGTTTGTTTAGTGTTTTCTTTTTCTAGTTTTTGTTTATTTTCTGCTTTTTTATAATTTGGATAATCAGGAGAAATTAATTCTCCTTGGTCATTAACCAACGCCTGTAAATAGGTTTGATTTTCTTTCATAATATTTTTATTACGTTCAATAGAAGCAAGTAAAGAGTCTCTATCTTCCGAGAATAAGGTAGAAGAAGGATTGTTTAGTTGTTTATGTAAATCTTTTAAGTCATCTTCAGCGGAATTGTATTCATCTATTTTTTGTTGGATTTCCATTCCTCGTACCGCACTTTCCCCACCTATCTCTCTTATGATACGTTCGTCTGCGCTAGGTGTAAGACCAAAAGTAAGATCGCTTGCAATGTTTTGTATTACTTCAGATCCTCTATCGCCTTCAGAAAGATTATATATTGCTAAAGGTGCCGTTATTAATGCAGTAATACCTGCTCCCAACGGACCTAGACCTACCGTTAATTCTGCTACTCCTCTACCACCTAACTTAGCAATGTTTCCTATTTTACTT